TCACCCTGCTGTGCGGCTGCGTCGCCTGCAACGACAGCCAGGTACGCGCCGACCTGCAAGACAAGATCCGCGACGAGATGCGCGAGCTCGACTCACTGAACGACGCCATCTGCAGGAGGCAACCATGATCGTGCTCGGACTCGTGCTCATAGTCCTAGGACTACTAGTCCCGTCACTCGGCGTGCTGTTCAGCATCGGCATCATCCTGGTCCTCGTCGGCCTCGTGCTGCTGGTCATCCGCCCCGGCGGCCGGCGCTACTACTGACACCATGGCAGCACGCAACAGCGCACGACGTGACAAGGACAGGGCGATCATCAAACGTGGTCGACCCAACTGTCACATCTGCGGGTTGCCCATCGACTACACGCTGCCATACCTAGACCCTGGCGAGTTCGTCGTCGACCACCTCGTGCCACTCAAGCGCGAAGGACCAGACACCATCGCCAACAAGGCAGCAGCACACAGGGCGTGCAACCGAGCCAAGTCAGACAAGCACCACGCACCCATTGTTAGACGAAGTGGCTCCCTCGGATGACCCTCGACCCGGGGGGAGGCACCCCTTCCACGTTTCCCCAAGTACCTCAGGGGTTAGGCGTGATCTCTCCCCGACTCTTTTCCACGAAGCTGGTGACCCATGGCTGCTCCACGTAAGGCTCCTCTGCGCGCTGTGGCCAAGGGTGAGAGGCCGGCGCCTCGTGTGAAGCCGAAGACGATCACACAGGCTGCGGCTGGTGGTTCGACCCGTGAGCTGATGGCTGCGATGCGGACCCGGATCGCGAAGGCTGTCGAGGATGAGAACACCCCTGCCCGTGACCTGGCTGCGCTGTCCAAACGGCTGATCGAGGTCGTCCACGATATCGAGGCGTTGGACGCCCGGGCTGAGCAGGAGGCGGGCAAACGTGACGATGTTGGCGACGAAGCCTTCGACGCCTCGGCTGTCTGAGGCCGCCCGTCACGTCGTCATCCCGAAGGGGATCGTCACGACGGCTTGGCCCCGGGTTGTCGCGACGTGCGCTGACATGGGTGTGAGCTTCGACCCTTGGCAGCACGGCGCCGGGAGTGTGGCTCTGGGGAAGCGCAAGGACGGCAAGTACGCGGCGACTGTCGGCGGTGTGGTCTGGAGTATCCCGCGGCAGGTCGGCAAGACGTTCCTGGTTGGCATGATCGTCGTGGCGTTGTGTGTGATCTTCCCCGGCATGACGGTGGTCTGGACCGCGCACCGAACACGGACGGCGACGAGGACGTTTCAGTTTCTCCAGCGGATGGTGAAGCGTAAGAAGATCTGGCCGCACATCGCAGGCATCCGCACTGCGAACGGTGAGCAGGAGATCCGGTTCCGCAACGGGTCCGTCATCATGTTCGGCGCCCGGGAGCAAGGCTTCGGCCGCGGATTCGACGAGCTCGACATCGAGGTCTTCGACGAGGCGCAGATCCTCACAGAGAAAGCCCTCGAGGACATGGTCCCGGCGGCGAACCAGTCCAGGCAGGCAGCAGCCGCCCTACTGTTCTTCATCGGCACCCCACCGCGGCCGACTGACCCGGGTGAGGAGTTCACTGCTCGTCGGGCGAAGGCGTTGTCTGGCAAGGCGGGCAACATGTTCTACGTCGAGTTCAGCGCCGACCCGGACGCTGACTCTGATGACCGGGAGCAGTGGGCGAAGGCCAACCCGTCGTTCCCGAAGCGCACACCGGTCGAGTCGATGGAGCGGATGCGGGAGAACCTGACGGACGACGACTCGTTCCGCCGCGAAGGCTTGGGTATCTGGGATGCGACCTCGAGCCCGTCCGTGATCGACTCGAAGTCGTGGGGTCTGCGGGCCGACCCGGCGTCGATGGCCGTTGACCGACTGACACTCGGCATCGACGTGTCCCCGGATCGTTCGACCGCTGCCGTGGGGTTGGCTGGCCAGCGCGCGGATGGCGACTGGCATGTTGAGCTTGACGAGCACCGCACCGGCGTCGACTGGGTTCCCGGCTGGGTGGTGGCTCGCTGTGAACGCAACACGGTCCATGCCGTGGTGGTCGATGAGCTGTCCGGTCTGGTGGAGAAGCGCAACGGCAGGAACTTCCTTGTTGGCACCAGCATCGTGGTTACGCTGGCGGCTGCCGAGGGGCGTGACATGGCCATCGCATGTAGCTGGTTCTTCGACGGCATCATGTCCGCATGGCTGTGGCACACGGACCAGCCGCAGGTCAATGTGGCGCTCTCGGTGGCCCGCAAGAGACCGATCGGCGGGGCGTGGGGTTGGAACCGCAAGGACGCCAACTCGGACATCACACCCGTGGTCGCTGAGACGCTCGCCCTATGGGGCGCGAAGAACACGACTGTTAAGAAACCTGGCCGCGGAGGCCGCTCAACTCAAGGCAGGAGGGCGACGGTCCTATGACCTTCAATGCGATCAACCTGCCGAACGTCTCTGATGACGAGAGCCGCACACTGAACATGCTGCTCGAGCAGCTCGACGAGAAGCAGCACCGGAACTTCAAACGGGCCTGCTACTACGACGGCAAGCACGCTGTGAGGCGGATGGGTTCGATCATCCCGCCCGAGTATTACCGCCTCGGCATCGTCCTCGGGTGGTCTGCGAAGGCTGTCGACATCCTGGCCCGCCGCTGCAACCTCGACTCGTTCGTGTGGCCTGACGGCGACCTTGAGTCGCTCGGGTTCGCTGAGGTCTACGAGGGCAACTACCTCGGCACCGAGATCTCCTCCGGGACCATCTCCTCACTGATCCACGGGACGTCGTTCCTGGTGAACACGCGCGGCGATGAGTCTGCAGGTGAGGCTGCCGCGCTGATCCACGTCAGGGACGCGATGAGCGCCACCGGGGAATGGAACGCGCGCCGCCGCAGCCTCGACAACCTTCTGTCGATCACAGGCCGCGACGATGACGACGACAACCCGACAAGTCTGGCGCTGTACCTCGACGGCCTGACGATCACGGCCGAGCGGGACGGCGGCAAGTGGACCGTGGATCGTTCCGAGCATCCGTGGGGTGTTCCTGCCGAACCGCTGGTTTACAAGCCGCGGGTGGGCAGGCCGTTTGGGTCGTCGCGGATCTCCCGGCCTGTGATGAGCCTGCACGACCAGGCTTTGCGGACGGTGATCCGCATGGAAGGTCACGCGGACGTCTACTCGTTCCCTGAGATGTGGCTCCTAGGTGCGGATGAGTCGATTTTCAAGAACGCGGACGGGTCTCAGAAGGCGTCGTGGCAGGTCATGCTGGGGCGCATCAAGGGCATCCCTGACGATGAGGATGCGGCTACGCCGCGCGCGGATGTGAAGCAGTTTGCCGCGTCATCGCCGCAACCGCACATCGACCAGCTGAAGCAGCAGGCGCAGTTGTTCTCGGGTGAGACGTCGATCCCGTTGTCATCGCTGGGTGTTTCTGACATGAGCAACCCGACGTCGGCTGACTCGTACATCGCGTCCCGTGAAGACCTGATCGCTGAGGCTGAGGGTGCCACGGACGACTGGGCGCCGCCGCTGCGGCGGACTCTGGCCCGGGCGCTTGCGATGGCGAACGACCTGTCTGAGATCCCGGCCGAGTGGCTGACGATCGACGCGAAGTGGCGTTCACCGATCTACCTGTCCCGGGCAGCCCAGGCTGATGCCGGCGCGAAACAACTCGCCTCAGCCCCCGAACTTGCGGGGACAGAGGTCGGGTATGAGCTGCTAGGCCTGGACCCGCAGCAGATCGCTCGCGTGATGGCGGACAAGCGGCGTGCGGCTGGGCGTGCGGTGTTGGCGATGTTGCCACCTGTCATGGATTCCAATGTCGGCCCTGTCGCCTAGTCAGGCCCGGTTGGCGCTTGTGGCGGTCACGGATGCTGCGGTGGCTGAGTCGTCGCGGCTCGTGTCTGCGGATGCCGCGCAGACCAGGCAGGCTTTGTTTGATGTGGTCCCGTCGACGATCGCTTACTACTCCGATGGTTCGTCGGCTCTGGCCGCGGACTACTACGACGACCTGCGCCAAGATGCCGCGGCTCCTGGCAGGTTCCGCGCCGAACCGGTGGTGAACCTGCGTTGGGGAAACCCGAAGACCGAGGAGAAGATCCGCACAGGCATCCTGTGGTCTGTTCAGCCACTCCTGGCTGAAACACCAGACCTGCTGCTTGCAAAGTCAAGGGTGGGCGAGGTTGTGCAGATAGAGACGGCACGCCCGTTCCGCGACACGATCACCACGAACCGCCGCCGCGACCCCGCAGCGGCAGGGTGGCAGCGTGTGGCCCACGGCGGCGCGTGTAAGTTCTGCCAGTTCCTGGCAGGTCGCGGCGTGATCTACAAGGAGTCTTCGGCACGATTCGCCTCACATCCGGGGTGTGGGTGCGGCGCGCGCGTTGTGTTCCTCGGGCAACCCGGAGAAGAAGCAAGCGTCATGCAGTATGTGGCGTCGAAGCGGCGAGCAGGTCGCACACCAGAGCAGCGGAAAGCAATCAACGAGCTTCTAGCGTCGATGCCCTGACCCAACAAGCAACCCCTCACGGGGCCAAGCGCAACGGCTGCGCTCAAAGCCGGGCACTACCCACTCCACACGGAGGAGCACCATGCCTGACGACGCCACCAGCGCGGACAGCACGACCACCAGCACGACCGCCACCACGACGGACACTGCAGGGCAGACCTTTACGCAGGAACAGGTGAACACGTTCCTCGCGGAACAGAAACGCAAGATCGGCGACGTCAAGGAACTCAAGGCTGCCGCTGCCGAACTGGCAACGATCAAGGACGCGCAGAAGAGCACCGAGCAGAGGTCCGCCGACCGGCAGT